ATTAAACAAAAATGTAAAAATACACAAAATTTAATCTTAATGATATGGAATTCATTACTCAAACGCAGGATGAACTTGACTTTCAGTTAACTCCTGAAGCTCAAGATAGAGCCTCCGCTTCGTTCCAGCAATTGCGCGAAGGCAAGGCACCAACTCCAAGAACTCCTTTCTACAAGGGTTTAAGTGAAGAGGAGGTATTTGAAGAATGGACCTCGTTTTTAACCCTATTGTCTGAGAAAGAGAAAGTTTTGGAACCTCTTATTAGCTATGATCTATCACGAATGTCTAAAGTGGGACCTCAAGGTGGTTATCCTCCATTTGATGAACGGTTAGCTTCTTTAAAAGAATATTATACCTTACCAGATCAGGAACCTAAATACATAGATTTCGAACTCTGCCGTGAAATATATTTGGAGGTGTTTGGAGGGGCACGAGACAGAAGACCAATGTCCATTCGTAGTGTCGTCAACCGAGATCAGTACGATGACAAGCTCCTGACCAATTCTGGTTGCCCAGATTTTGGCAAACGCAAGGAACCAAGTATCCTAGCTAAGGCGATTTCCGACGCTGAGAGCGGAAAATGGGAAGATTATGTGATGCTAGTAGGTAGCAGATCACAACGAGGCAAAGATCGCTTCATCTTTATGGCACCATTCAGTCTGAATTTGGTTGAGAAGACATACCTTTATCCCCTTATGGATATTATTCGAGAGAGAAATATACCATTCTTTTCTGCATGGGAAGGTTTTGGCGAAGTCGAACTAGGTTTCGAGCGCGAGAAATTCTTCCAGGGAGATGTCTTTATTCAGCAAGACTATACTTCTATGGACAAGTCTATCAACGAAACATGTATTGCAATATTTCTGGCCATAGTTAACCCAGTTTTTCAGAGAAACTACCAGAAATCTTTTGCGAGCATAGTAACACATATATTCGACATACCTGTCATGTACGCTTTAGGCAAGATTATCGTCGGACGTCACGGAATGCCAAGCGGCTCAGGCCTCACAAATTTCTTTGAGTCAATAATTTCTTATTATGTGTGGAAATTGAATGTTAAGAGAGGTCTTAACATTACTAGCGCTCAAGGACTTGGGGACGACTTAGCATTTTCAATAAAGGACGAATCTCCTCCCTCAGATGAAGAGATTCAAAATGATATATCTGCAACTAGTGCCTCAATAGGTTTAGTGGTCGAACCGTCTAAACAACTAATTGACAGATACACGACAATTTACCTTCAACGATTCTTCGATGTGCGGATCCCAAACCCAAACAAAGAAATGGTTTTAGGTATGTACCCCAGTATACTAGCTATAAATACTGCGATGAACCCAGAGCGATTTCACGACGCTCGAAAATGGAGTGGTGAGATGGAGATACTCCGATGGATCATGATTCTTGAGAATTGTAAAAACTTACCTTACTTTTCCGAGCTAGTGCTCTTCTTTATAGAGGGAGATAAATTCAAATTAGGAATTGACATCCCAGATTTCTTCGACACGTTACCGTCTTTGTACGAGGAATCAGGACAAATAAAAG